ATCTTGCTGGTAGTACTGCTGATAGCGTAGTGCAGACTTAGCATTGCCGTCGTTAGTGAAGTCAGTGTATCCGCTGTTATCAAACAGTGTAGTTAGTGTGCTATCAGTGTACAGTTCAAATGTACTTACTGTTACTACTTTTGCGTAAGCAAACTGACCATTGATCTCAGTCATGCCTGCTACGTTAGTAAATTTAACAAGGTTGCCGTCTACTAAACCGTGATTAGTTGTAGTCGTTACAACAGCAGCAACATTACTGCTTTTCTTTGTAATACTAGAAACTGTCTTTTCTTGGAAGCCACGATTTTCAAAAATACTATCGTTAATGATATCATACAGCTTATCAACAGCAGCATTATTCTCAGTTAAGAACTGCTTAATTTTAACACGACTGTTTACTTCGCTATAGAACTTTTGAGCAAAGCGCTTAGTAAGTGTGTTTGCATTTGTGCCGCGGTTGAGGTCAAAGCGGAAGCTTTCAATTAGGTTACCGTAGTCCTGATCAAACTCTCTTTCGTCGAACAAATAACTAGGGTATGTAAACTGAACAAAGCCTTTAAGTTCTTCAACCAGGTATTCTTTGTTGTCTTTGATTTTGTCATCAGCATTTGGTGCCTGCGCAGTGGCTACACTAGCAGACGACACTGTGCTGTTAACTGTAAAGTTAGTGTGCGTTAGTGTCTGTACGTATGGTCCTGTTGTTTCTTGTGCGTTGCTCACAAGCTCAGCAGCGTGTTCAGCAGCAGCGCCTAGTGTCTTAAATGCGTAAGACAAGCTAGCGCCTTCTTTACCGGCAGGAGTATTAGTTTGCAGATCAGTGCCCAGCGGGCTAACGTAGATTACACTGCTACTTGACGTAGCTTTGTTATCGACGTAGAACTTGCTAGCAGCTTGTAGATCTGCTGTGCCGTTAGGAGTGCCAGAACCAGCAAGCTCGCCTGGGTGATCATTTAGGTATAGCGCACCAGTCATAGTGTCGCCTTGGCGTCTTACAACCGCATCACGTGGTAACGGTTGATTGTTAAGCCAGTTGCCAGCTAAGTTAGCATCGTAAGCAGCATCAGTAAGTGTATGAGAATCTTCGCTAGCAACAGTGGTGTTACCGATTAGAATCTTATTGGTTAGCGCAGTTGCGCTAAGAGACTTTGCGTCTGATTCTGTAGCAAACAACGCAAGCTCGTTATCGTTAACATAGCGAACATAGTACGTGGTACCGTCTACTAAGTTAGTAGGTGCGGTAAATGTAACGTCAAGTACAAATGGCTGTCCGTTCTGTTGACTTGTAATACCGTGACCTGCAATGTACGCATTATTGTTTTGATATTGAGTAACAGTTAATACATGATCACTAGCACTTGGTTCTGTAGTGCTAATTCTATGTTCTAAATCTTTCGGAGCATAACGCTGGTCAAGATACTTTCTAGGAGCAACTAGATCGTCGGCAGTGTAAGTAGTGCTATTACCAGGCAGTGCGTTAATCGCATCAGCCGCAGCATCACTTATCTCAACCCCGCCTATAGCAAAGCCATTTGCGTTAAGATGATTGCCCAGTGTAGGAGAAACTGTGTCGTCTTCTAACTGTCCGAACGTAGTAGTTAAAATAACCTTACCTGGTACACTCAGTGTATCGATTTGAATAGTATTTGCGTCGTTGCTGTCTAGTGCATTATCAGAAGCAAATTCTGAAAATGTAACAGCAGTGCCTGCGTTGTTAACTATAAGAATCTTATTTGCTTCTAGTGTATCAGGAACATCACTCATGTTAGTGATGCTGATCTGGCCACCTAAACCAAATACTGCGTAAAGCTCTTGGAAGTTTTCGTTACTCTTACGAAAACTTTCTCTAATGCTATCGCCAGTACCGTCGTTGCCTTCAATACCGATGTCTACTACTTGTCTTGACATTTTTGTCTCCGATTAATTCATTGCTTCTAAGTCGAAATCTACACTAGTGCCGCATCCGCACGCTGCTTTTGCGTTAGGGTTGATAATTTTAAACATCTGACCAAACGCCGCAGTTTCGTAGTCTATTTCAGTTCCTACTAAAAACATAATGCTTGTAGGATCTACTACTAGTTTCCCAGTATTAGCCTCAACAACTTCACTACCTGCTTCGATCTGATTATTGTCAATCACATCCCACTTATACTCAAAACCAGCACAACCTCCACCTTTAATACTAAGACTTACAGCCGTATTGCCGGAGCTTAGTTCATCGATTTTTTTCTTTGCGTTGTCTGTTAAAGACAAGATGTTCATTGTGTTACATTCCTCGTTACTGTATTTATTTGATTCTGCTGATTGTTAACCGTGCGGTTTAATTTTTGTATTTGCTTTTCTAAGTTAGAAACAGTAGCAGTAAGCTCTGCTACTTTTTGTTCTAGTGTTTCTACATAACGTTGCGACGGAACAGATTGTTCACTGCCATCTTCAGCAATAACTGTATGACTATTAAGGCCGTGTGCTCGAAGTCCGCCCATAACTCTATTAGGATTTTTACTAACAGAGTTAGACGAAGTGCTATACATCTGTCGCAGTAATTGATTGTCCATATTGAATCCTTTTTCTTTTGATACTGTATTTACCGAACATATATACTGTATGTATAAAATTTTAATTGCTAGTTTGTCACTACTTGTTGCCAGCGTTGCAGGCGCAGTTGACCGAGAACTCGAAGAAAAAGTAATGCTCGAGAATATAGAATGGCTGGCAGAAGAGTCGTCAAACCTTGAATACAACGGTGAACCATTGCCTGCTATTGTGTATGCTACGCAAGATCAACTAAGTGCCTATTTTTACGGACTTGATAAGTGGGTACAAAACCAAGAAGATCTAGTACCAGTTGAAGGTATATTTCGAAGCGAAGGAGAAGGTACTATCTTTTTGCTCGACGATTTTGACTGGGAAAGTAACGAGCACCTCGACGTGATAGTGCACGAGTTAGTGCATTATCTACAGTACATTAACGACATAAGTTACGACTGCTCCATCGCTGCTGAGCTAGATGCTTACAAGTATCAAACATACTGGATGATGGGTAACCCATCATCAAAGCCTATGCCATCTTACTTAATGGCAATTTGGATATTTGAAACATGTTTACTCGAAGCTATGGAAGCCGAAGACGAAGCCGCAGCAGCTATAGAAGACTAACCAAGTCTTCAACAGCGAGATTCTTCATCTTACTTTCGCACATGATATCTGCGTGTTCTAAGAAGCTCAGTGCCCATTGATTACATGCTACGTTTTTGTAGTAGTCACTGTGAGCACGGAGCTTTTGCTTTTTGTAGCCTTGCTCCATAAGCAGTTGTAGATCAGGCAGTGTATTAGGATCAATAGACTCAATGTATTCTTCACGACTCACACTGTAGTGAATAGCAGGGCGTTGACCACGCCAGCTGTCGACCACACGTTTAACACGATCGTCATCAGCTTGAATGTATTCGCCGCCACTACGAATGTAATGATGATGGATGTCAAGAACGAGCGCAACATGCTTCTCAAGTTCTAGTGAAGCATCAAGGCCCCAAGAGTTCTCGTCGTTCTCGATAGTAATACAGTTACGAGCTTCGGGCGACAGTCGAGGCAGTACTTTGATAATACCTTCGGGACCTTGCCGACCGGAGATGTGTACGTTACACTTGAAGTCTTGCCACTGCGTGCCGTAGCCCATCCAGCGTGCCATGTTGATGTGATACTCAAACTCTTCAATACTGCGATCAACAATGTCAGGCGTAGTTGAAGCTAATACAGTAAACTGACCCGGATGCATAGACAAGCGTACATCAAGTTTGCGAGCAAGGTCGCCCACTTTAGCAAACTCACGTTCACAGTAAGCAACTACATCGGGCTGCTGCCAGTAGTAACACCAGTCTTGCTGTGTGTACACCGGCAAGCAATCACTGCCGAGTCGCACCATGCGATACACAGGTTCACGCTTGCCTACATACTCAATCAAGTTATAGTAAGCTTGAATGTTGTGGACCATGATATCCCACAGGCGTTGTTCAGCTACTTCGCGAGTCTGCCGATTAAGCCAAGCAACAGTTGTGGACTTGGTATTGAAAGGACGCTGAATTTCTTCAAGCTCCTTCTTCTTAAGCGATTGATCGGAGTACATATACTTACATGCGAAACCGATGCGTTGTGTGTCATTTGTAAACTTCTTCATACAAGAGAATCCTCATAATGGTCAAGCCGCTTGTTAGTTACTGTATACCAAAAGCTATCACCTTTTTTCTCGACAGCTTTGATTCCAGCTTCGTCGGCGAGCTCTTTTGAAGAGTAAACACCTACCAACTTTTTATAGCCTGTGTTCGGTACTTTTTTGTAAATTATAGTAACGTAAGTTTGAATTTATGCCTCCATTACGTAAGCCATGTCCCATCCCCAATTACGATTACGCTGAGGAATATCAACATCGGCAATGTTAGTTTCTTCGTTAAGAGAAACAACAGAAACTTCCATACATGCTTCGTTGCGGAGCTTTTCAATTGCTTCAGCTACGTTATCAGCTTGAACCGTTGCTACCAGCTCGGTCTCTTGTACCAGCTGTTCAACGTCAAAGTAGGGTGCACCAACAGGGCGAGTAAGTTCAAACGTTTTCATAGCAGTAACTTCTTCTGTGCTGTTTAAAGTTATGCTTTAATATACTACTATTATCGCCAGTTGTCAACCACAAAAGGGTCTTTACAGTTCTCGGGATTAGGATCACCGTGGAACACAGTTATACAACAGTTCTTGTCAGGCCGTACTGTTTCTATTGTTTTAAATGTTCTATTGCCCGGACGTCCGCCTGGCGCCCATTCTTTGCTCGAACGTACTTCCCACTTCCAGCTACGGATCCATTCGTCGGGGAAAAGTGTTGCTGGTTTGTTTTTCTTGGCCCAATCCCAGATATAATCTTGATCGCCGCGAAAGCGTTTTTGAATGTCACGTTGATTGTTGTTAAACTCTTGCCACATGTTATCTAACTGTCCGCTGTCGAATCGAATGACACTGCTGTTGTAACGATCCCAGGTCGGACGCTGCGAACGTAAGAAGTCGCGAATAGTAAGCCATTCCCCCGGCTTATATGTAAACAGCTTGTCAATGTTGTTAGCAATTACAACATCAAGATCCATGTACAGTATTGTGCCTTGTAGTCCAAGTTCGTTTGAGAACATATAGGGCTTTGCCCACCAGCCTTGTACTTTACTAGGTAGTATCTGATAATTGATGCCGGAATCAAGTCCTTTGGGATCATCAGTAAGGCAAGTAAATTTAAAGTCTACAGTTGTATTACGCTTACACATATTGTAGAGCACGTTGGCATATACGCTTGGGTACTTAGCGCCGTGCTTTACACATACGATATGATAAGGCGCCTTAGGCGCAGACTTGAGTTGCTTT